ATAACGACACCAGGCGAGATTTGACTTGCCATGTTTTTGTCTCCTGAAAAGTACCCAAAATTGTCTATGATTATTTAGAGTTTTGTCTCTTTTCAGTGGGGAACCAATGCATGAACATACTACCAGTCAGGATACTCCCATTTATCGAGTACCCTGTTAGTCATTCTACTTACTGTGATTCTCATCTTAGTGCATTCTTTACACTCATATGAATAGGCAGACAGTGATTTTCTGTCCTTTCTAATTCTATAAAAATCTGTGAGCACATCTTTTGTCTGACCACATGACCTACACTGCCTAGTTTTAAACAGCAAATGTTCTAAATCAAACTGATCACCTAAGTCCATTAGTAGTTCCACATATATCCGACTTCTTCTTGTGTCGTTCCATACTCCCAAAGGTTTCCGTCCCCGTCCACGAAGGTATCATCACCCAGACCGTCATCAATAAAACCAAAGGGAGCCATATCTTGCTCAATCTGATTACGTTGCTCATCATAGATCCTTCTCCTAATATCTTGGTCAGTCATTTCTTTGAAGTAATCTTGCATGACTAACCATGCAAACAATACCATGCACATCACGAGGTCATCATGGTATCCTTCATCTGCTTCCCACGCTTGTTTCTTCTGCACAAACGTGGTAAGTTCTTGAAAGATCTGGAAGTCATTGAACAACAACTTATCTTCTTCAATAATTGCTTTGAGGTTAGCGCAACCAATCTTCTTCACGGTCACGCTCATCTTTACACCTAGTTGTGTTTTTGTTCCTGAGAATCCTTGTCCGACGACTTGACCTGCCCTACCACGCATAGCGCACATAAGTACATTAGGATATTCCAAATCGTAGTTAAGAGTAGCAGCGATACTATCACCGATATCATTGACCTCTACCAGAATGTATGGATTATTATATTCTTTCGCTACTTGAAAGATGACCGAAGGAAACAGTACAGGCTTAATCTCATTATTTCTGTACTTGGCAACAATTTTATACGGGACAGTGGTGATATCAAACACGAGGAAAGCAGAATAATCGCCACCGATTCCTCGGGCAACATCCACAGTAATAATGTATTCATGATCTTTTTCTGTCCGCGTATATACGTCAAGTCCTGCATTGCTCTGTATGGGATCGTGAAATGGAATAGTTTGTAGTTTTGCTGGACTAATCAAAGTATCAGCAGATCCAAGGAAGTCGCACTCAAACTCCTGAGCGAACTGTCTTGGGGATGTGTTCTTAATTGTTTCTTCTTTCCACTTCGAGTCCCTCCCAGGAACCTGTGACCAGTGGACTTCGTTAGTTACATAGTCATTCTTTCCACGCCTTGCATCCTCCCACATTTTGTAGAAGTGGTTCATTCCATTTGGCGTGGAAATGATTATGACTTTCGTTGATTTACCAGACGTAATAGTAGGATAAACAGAGGCAAAGAATTGCTCTGCAACATGGTTTGGAACGAACGCAAATTCATCGAGGAAGAGGATATTGAACGACATGCCTCGGACAGCACTTGCAGATGTAGAAGCAGCCAGAATCTTTGATCCATTTTCAAGTTCCACATTACCTTTGTTCCATACAAGGATACCATGCTGCATCCACTTGGGAAGGTTTTCGTAAGCAAGTTGTAACCTGCCTAGGAGTTCACGAGCTGTTGAAGCCTTGTTAGCCAGAATACCAATGTTAACACTATCGTAGAAGATAGCATAATAAAGAAGATAGGCAACAACGGTGGTTGACTTGCCAGTCTGTCTAGGAAGTTTTGCAATGTTGAACCTGTTTTCATGAAAGTCTCGCAAAATTTCTTTTTGAAAATCATACATGCTGAAGGGCACCAAACCCTCATCCAGCGAGATGATTTTAATATAATTCATTGCAAAGTAGATTGGATCATTTTTACACTTGATCCACTCGTTAATTTGCTCTTGAGTAAATTGAATTGGGGTTCCCGCCTTCTTTAGGTTCGGGTTCCCCAAGTAAATATCATTACTAGACACAACAAAACTAGTTCACTACTAGTTATTTAGAGATCATCTAAACTTTTTCCCATATCTCTAAGTTTTTCCATGTCTTCACGCTTCTCATCAAAGCGACCTTCCATGTAGGCTAGGCGTGCATCCCAAGTGTCTCCCCTATCAGAACCTCTCTTAGGATTGATGCATTGTTCATCACCTAGATTGTTACAAACTAATCCAGCAAGATCATCTTCGTTTCCTTTCTTACCAGTACCAGACCAAATGTGTTGACCGTTAATCCAGATTGCTCCGCATTTAAGACATTCCTTCCTTTCAAGTTTAAGGTCGGACATTTCCTTATTTTCCTCGGTCATCTTTAGAAAGCTCCTTTATGAGTTTGTTATATTCAGGCAGGTCTTTTATAAGTTGTTGCTTTAACTTACGACGCAGTAGCATCATCCTAATTCTGACCCAAGCATAGCGCAACTGAAGATCTACATACGCAAATAATCGCATCGTCTCCTCTACACCAGCATACGCTATAAGTAAAAGGACAATGGCGACTACGAGGTAAAGACCTAGCATATGTGTTACGCTCAGATACAATATTATTATACGCTATGTAGGAAAAAATAGTGTAAAGAATGGCTAAGATTTCTGTACGCTAACTTAATCATCATATGTAAGCACCCTATAGATTACATAACTGACGCCAATAAGAAGGAGTATGATCGAGAAGATCACACTCCAAGTAGGGTCGTTAATATCATTCAGGGGGCGGAGGAGGAGGTTCATGACTACTAAAAGGTTCCCAATGTTCCCATCCATATTTATGGACCAAGTGCATACCTATGATGGGAACAAAAACAAGAAAGAACCCCATGACGCCGAGGCACCATGGAGTTTGCATAATATGTCTAACCAGGAGCTGAACGTGATTCATTTTGGAAATACTCGGGTAGTGGACAACCTTTAAAATCGTTTATCTCATCTACTGCTAAGACAAACATAGTACAGAATCCAACGCAGAAAGCAAAAAGCATTTGGGGAAAGTTGTAGTTCCCCATATGAGCAGTAGGATCAGGTTCATCATCATGTGGATGAAGATGTTTGCTGATCTGTTCTATTCGTTTTTTCTTTTCTTCGTCTTCTTTTTTCATGCTGGATAATCCCAATCAGTGATACGATCTACTTTGTGAGTTGGTCCCCATCCGCCAGTATAGATGTAAGGAACAGTACGAACTGGACAACTAGTACCAGTACACAGAAGGTCATCTACAATCCTCCAGGATTCCATTACTTCCTCAGCGTGGACAAAGTGTGATTGGTCTCCTTGAATTGCATCGTATAGGAGTTTTTCATATCCGTCGATTGCTCTGTCTTGGGGGTAGGCGTGTGTAAGCGTAGCGAGTTCAAGATCATCAGCAAGCCCAGGAGATTTAATGTCCATGCTAATGTCCAGATGAGGATTAGGCTGAAGACGCATGACAATACGATCGTTGACTTCTCCTTCATACAATTTTAGCGGTGGTGCTTTGAGTTTGATGACTACCTCTACACATCCATAAGGCATTTTCTTACCAGTCATGACGTTAAAAGGAACTCCCTCCCAACGCCAGTTATCGACGAATAGAGTCCCAGCAAAATAGGTAGGAGTACCACTGTTAGGATCAACGCCCTCTTCGTTACGGTAGCCATCGTATTGTCCAAGAATAAGATTTGTACCTAGTCTAGTGGCGGCGAGAACTTTTGTCTTCTCACGTCTGATTTCCCTAGCATTCATTTTGCTAGGTGGTTCCATAGCGACTAGTGCTAGAACCTGTAGAATGTGATTCTGTAGCATGTCGCGTACAGCACCAGCAGTTTCATAATATTGTGAACGACCTTCACAACCAATAGTCTCAGTAGCGAAGATTTGAATCTCCTCTACATACTGACGATTCCAAAGTGGTTCGAGAAGAATATTACTGAAGCGAGTAGCAAGAATGTTATTAACAGTATCTTTACCAAGATAATGATCAATGCGATAGACTTGTTTTTCGCGTAGATGTCTAGCAACCACAGCTGATAGATGATCAGCAGATTTATAATCGTAGCCAAAGGGTTTCTCGATAACCACGCGGGAATGGTCGGGGTCATTGAGTTTACCTGCCTCTTTAAGATTGCTAATCGCGTTAGCATACCTTTCTGGAGGCACAGATAGGAAGTAAGTGTTATCGTGAAGATAATCAGGAAGGTGACGTAGAGATTCAACATTGTCGAGATCTGCAGAAATGTAATCTAAATGATGTAAAAATTCATCGGGATAATCACCAAGAGATTCTTTCCATTGTGCTGCTGTTGGTTGTCTTCTAGAGCAACCAGTAATTAGAAAATTATCTGGAAGAAGTTTTTTCTCCCAGAGTTTATATAAAGCAGGAATTAGTTTCTTTTTGCAAAGGTCTCCCGTTGCACCGAAGATCACAATTCCTTTAGTGAGCTGTTCCGTTTCCATCGTAGTCATCTGATTCGTAGTAATTATTTTCACCTTTTCGGTGCCCGAAATATATTGTGGATAATACAAAGGGTATTGCTGCCCAAACCAAGACATCAGCGAACGTCATGACCACCAAACATAGCTCTCATTCCATTCAAAACCTTGGCTGTGAAAGCACCAAGACGGCGCGACTCAAAACGTGCCCACAGCGCACTACTGATAACAGGAGAGGGTACGCCAAGATCCACAGCAGCGTGAACAGTCCAACGCCCCTCACCACTGTCTGATACTCCCCCATCGAACTTGCTAAGCTCTCTATCGCCGCGTAGTACATTAGCGGTAAGGTCAAGCAACCAACTACCAACCACGCTACCACGACGCCATAACTCAGCAACCTCAGAAACGTCAATGTCGTAGCAATAATCTTCTGGGCAATCCATTGGAGCAACTTCAGCATCACCTGCAGCAACGTATGCTGCCCCAGCATTTGCTTCATGCAGGATATTAAATCCTTCTGCGTATGCTTGCATGATTCCGTATTCGATTCCATTGTGAACCATCTTCACGAAATGACCTGCGCCAGGTCCGCCACAATGTAGCCAACCATGTTCGGCACTTGTTTCATAACTGAGGGGGTCTGTACGAGAGGCAGATCCGATACCTGGGGCGAGTGCCCTGAAGATAGGAGCGCAGGCGGATACTGCAGTATTTGCACCACCAACCATAAGACAATATCCACGCTCCAGACCGTAAACACCACCACTAGTACCACAGTCAAGATATTGGATGCCCAATTTAGACAACCTTTCTGCCCTGCGTCTAGAGTCTTTAAAATTGGAATTGCCATGATCAATAATAATATCGCCTTCCACACAAAATTGTAGTAGCTCATTAAGGGTATCCTCTACGGTTTCTGCTGGTACAACCATCATGAAGACACCAGGGGTCTCTCCTGTGGTTTTGTTTGCATGTACTATTTGAACAAGGCTTTCCAAAGAAGTGGTATATCCACTGATATAACCCTTGTAGTATTGTTCTTGAGCTTTCTCAAAGTTGTTGCGATATCCATGAACCTCAATTCCTGCTTTGATCATACGGCGGGACATGCCTTCGCCCATCCTACCTAAACCGATTAGTCCTACTTTCATTTTTCTTTAAATAAATTTTCTACTTGTTTACGGGCGTCAG